CTATCCATATATAAGCATTTTTTTACATAATCTACAATAGCAGAATGAAATAAATTATCTACATCTGGAGTATCTGTAATTGCAGTTACTCTTTTAGGATTTCCATAGTAATGTAATAATAAACCATTTGACACAGCGTGATCAATAGCTTGGTAAGCTTTTCTTGCTGTTCTAGTTTCAGAACTAGAAGAAAATGTAGTAACAAGACCTAAATGATCACCCCTTATAAAGTACAAAACTGCATCTTCTGGATATTTTATATTACTAGCCATTAGTCTCCCGGGTCTTTTATTCCAGCACTTTCAGATGTTATATCAAACATCAATGGTTCTCCATCTAAAACTCTAGGTATTTTTATATAATCACCTTCATTGTCCATAATGTCTACACGATATATTTTATTCACACCAAGCTTTTCTCCACTAGAATCAACAGCACTATCTCCAATATTATAAAACATTTGATCTGCAACTATATTTATTTTAGCAGATATAGATTTTTGAGAGTACTGACCTATTTCATTAATAGCATCATTAATAAGTGACATAATATATGCTTCAGGTGCATCTGGAAATACTTGCCTAACCCTACTTATAATTTGCTTTACTGTTAATGCATGTATTGAGTGTGACATACTACCTCACTAACTGGGCTAACCCAGATTTATAATCTTCTTTTAACTGATTTATAATGGGAATATACAACTCTATATCTTCTTCTCCACTATATAATGCTTCTAAACTTTTTATTGTAGCATATATAACTACTAAATATTCTGCCTCACTTGGGAAATTGGCTATAGCACTATCTCCAAAAGCTACAGATGGAAATATAACATGAAGTACTTTAGCATTTTCTGATGCAGTAGGTGTTGGATATACTTCTAATGTATTATCATATATTAAATATGCTGGATCAGTTGTCGTTGCAACATCCATTTCACTACTATCTTGTATCTTACCTCTAAGGTAAGTTGATACATACCTACAAGGTTGATCTATAGTTTGATCATTTCTAAGTACTGCTAATACTAAACCTTTTTGATTTACATTAGTCATAGTAGTAGTAGAATTATTTAATGTAGTTACATCAGCACAATCTTCTAGTAAGCTTTTAGGTAAAGAGTTTATAATCTCTTTAGCACCATCTGTTAAGAACTGTGTAAGCTCTGCTTGAGTAGGTGTGCTACTACCATCTATAGAAATAGAAGCTAATGATTCTACCTGTGCTTCAAATGTTGCCATGAAGTCTTTCTCTCATCTCTTTTGCATTTTGATCAATGCTTTGTGCGGATATTTCTACATCTGTACGTTTACCCATATCAGACATCATATACATATTAGTAGTAAATATGCTTTTTGAAGCTTTCTTACCGCACTTCTTACAATAAAACCACCCTTGTTTATTAGGGTGATTACAATGTATACATTTCTTTTTCATAATTAATTCTTTCATAGTTTTGGGGAGGAACTTTTATTGAACCTCCCCACAGTACTATAAACTGTTATCCTTATATATTCGGATTAAGATTCTATGGATACGTTACCTGAACTAGAAAGATAAGAAACGTACCAACCAGCAGATCCATCGCCTATTACCTGAACACAATCGCCTTCTTTACCATTAGAGTAAATTAGGTCTTTATTATCAGATTGAGCCGCTAATCCGCAACCACCAGCAATCTTATCACTAGCATTTGGGCTAAGTGTTATTTCAACATCGTCAGCACCAGCAATGCAAGTGAAAACTGCTCCAGCAGAAGTAGCTGGTAGTGTAATTACGCAATCAACATTTAAAATATGATCTGAGCCTATATCTGAAGCATCAAATGTAGCTGTAGATGAATTTATATATTGTGCGTGATTTGGCTTAACTCCAGATTTTTCTAAGTAAGAACCACTTGATTTATTTATACTATCTGATCTCATATTATACTCCTTCTAGGTTGTATAATGCGTGAGACTCAGAAAGGGTAACTTCTAGACCTGCTTCAGTTAAGATCATGTCTTTTCTTAGATCTTCATCAGCAGACTGTACGTTAGTCATTACTTGTGTATCACGATTAATACCGTTACCAATTAAAGGTCTGTAAGCTAATTGACTCATATCAGCCATTAACATAAAGCCAGAAGCAATACCTCTGAATAGAGGTTCTTTAACTAGGTTTAGTCTTCCATGAATTGTATCAATTACCATTATACTATGACCAAAAGCACCTTGTCTTTCAGACATATTATAACGAGCAAGAGATGCACCAGTGTTAACATCGGTTGAAGCACCAGATTGTAAAGACTGATTTAGGAAAGCATCTGCACCTAACTTGTTAAAGAATGTAATTACTGGTAGTGAGCAAAGTACTAGCTTATCAGAAGCACCACCACGAGCCGGATCAAAAATTACTTCAAGATCACTAAGTAATCTATCGTAAGTCATCTCAGACTGTGCTACAGTTCTATGATAAGCACTTCCAGAAGAATAGCTGAAAGCCGCATCGTTTGCAACAGGATTAACATTTTTTACAATGTGTCCTACTAGACCTTCAGAGTACTGAATACCACCAACACGAGCTTTTTGACCGAAGAGCATAGCTCTTTCAATGTCAATCT